CGTAACTGTACCGATAGCTGCTGTAGCATTCACTTCTGTGATTGCACTTATAATGTCTGCTGATAATGCTGTTGAACCGTCTGTAGTTAATGCTTGTGAAGCACCTTTCATTCCGATCCATGTAGGAACGTTATTGAAAACATCTTCTGCACTAATTTTTTTATTGATTGGTGTTCCACTTGGGTCGTCAATTACGTGAAACAAGTCTGCTGAGGCTAAACCGTCACCTAGGTCGGTAAGCTGTGTTACTTTTTTGTCTGCCATTTTTTTCTCCTGTTAACCCTTTCGGGAATGCTACTGTAGGTATATTCCTACATCACTTTGTTCATATAGTTATTTATACAAGTAAAGGCGACCCATTTCTAGGTCGCCCTCACAAATTATTATTATGCGTCTACTGAATTAGTTAAACAAACTAGTGTTTCGTACTGAATTCTGCCCGCTCTTCCGCCAGAACCAGTAGTTTTTAGGTTCCAACCAGCATGTGCCATTGCTGAAGTAGTTTCTGAATCTTTATAGTTAAAAAGACCAATAGTTACTCCTGAAATGAAGTTGTTTGCTGTTGCGTCATTAAACAAATCCGTTCTATTCGCATTTGTTTTTGCTTTTCTGATAGCCTCTACAGCCCACAACGGTGCGCCAGCGGCTTCGTCTACGTTAGTATGTGATGACATATTATTCTCTCCCTTTAAGTTAAATAGGTACTCAATTCTTTATATAGTACCACTATTTATAAGGGAAAGTAATTAAAAGCCTAGTTTTTTGAGTTGTGATATAACTGCTGAGGCTGAAGTGAATTGAATACCAGTACCACCACGTCTTGTGAAGTCGTCTGTATTCTTCTTGTAATCATCAATCAATATAGAGGCTGGACTTGCATAATTTTGCTTGTCTTTTCTTCTTACTAGATTGATTTTGTTTTGTTGTAGACCTAGTTTAGACCTAACCCAATGGTTTTTACCTGGTATGCAATTTGGGTCATTGCCATGTTCTACATATGCTGATAAGATATGAACATCATATTTCTTAATGAAGTTCCATAATTTGACACCCTCTGGATGCCAAGGTGCGTCATGCCAAAATCTTTTGGTTGCGATAACGTCTTTCCATCTTGTGGCGATTGGGATTTTCGCCCATTTGTTAATGCTTCCACCAGTTACTTTTTCAATATTCTTTTCAAAGTCAACTAGGACGCCATCCATGTCACAATATATTCTTGGTAGTTTTTTCATAGTGTATAATCCTTCTTAATTCTGTATATATTATAACACATTATAGACCCTTTGGCAACTACTTATTGTAGTTTATTTTTGGTTCCGTGTCTATTTTTGTCTCTTTTTTACCAGTATCCGTCTGTTCGTTAGAACATTTGCACTTGTCCGCTGGTAAACCACAGCAATCACTACCTTTTGTATTAGCATATAGACCCATTTCTTTAACTTCTGATTCGTTTTTAGCACTATGCTTTTTGTCCATCTTGTTAAAGAAAGCAGTCTTTTCTTTTGGTGTCATAGAACCGATACCCTTACCGGCCTTTTCTAATTCTTTTTTAAATTTGTCTTGGTAGTCAGATTCTAATGCCGTTTGTTTAGCGATTACCTCTTCAATACTACCAGGTTTGTTGTTTAAATATCCCATTTTTCTTCCTTATCTTTTATTAATCTATTTTTTAAGACTCTCGCCATTAAATTTAGTGATATCTGTTGAGGTCTTTCTTGCCAACCATACCACTTTGTTACTTTACCTTTATCATGTGGTGGTTTTTGTCCCACTGAATGATATTGGTCAGAGGTTACATCAAATACTTGGTCACCGTCTTGTAACCACCAATGTTTTTCACCTCTATAATCTTCTGCACTATAACCTTTTAATTGGTCAGTGTTCATCAAATAATATAAAGCTTGTGAAGCATGATAACAATGTCCATAATACTTGACTTTGTTAACATCATCTGGATACATTACCTTTTTTCTACCTGATAATAAATCAGGTGTTAAATTGTCTTGTATCAACTTCATAACATTGTGTATTTCAAACTTTACAAAAGGTTTAAATGTTATTGTTCTTGTCTTATATATAACATTACCTTTAGCATAACAATGCCTCTTCACTTCTTTCATAATATAAAAAACTCTTTATAAATCTACTGTCGCTTCGGGGTCTGCCTTTTTAATTGCAGCTTTAACTGCTGAAGGATTAGTAGTCTTAACATCAATCTGTAAGTTAGGTTCTCTTCTTGTTGGTCTACCAATAGCACCATCAATTTGACCACCTGCTGACTTGATTGCTTGTGTAATATTTTTAATGTCTCTATCAACGTTGTTCATCACAGAACCAGGTTCATACTCTTTCATCACAGTCATTTCATCTAACTTAAAAGTACCCTCTTTAGTAATAGAAGGACTTGATTCTTTCTTTAGAATAGACTTAGCAATTTCGTGACCTTTTTTAATTGTAGATTTCTCTAAAGGTGGTTCTGTATCGCCAGTATGTTTCTTAGCTTGTGACATACCAATTGCGTATGCGTCATCTTTTGCCATTTCACCATACATCTTTTTATATTTCTGTGTGTGAATAGACGGTTTTGTTTTTGCGTCTTTATCACCTGGTGCCTCTTTATTAGAATCATTATTCTTAAAATGGTCAGCTCTCTTTTCTTTGTCGTCTTTACTCAACCCTTTGTAATATTTTTTAGGTTGTGTACCATCTTTTTTTTTAACGTCTCTATCTTGTGGCACTGCGTCAAGGTCTTCTTTCTGACCTCTCGCTTGTTTAGCTAAATCTTTATCTGCACCACCCCATGTACCACTACCTTTTGTGATAAATGAATTTACTCTGGCATATGCCCATTGGTGCTGACTTGCACCTGGTCTATGACCACCTTTCCATGCAGCCATACCTCTGTCAAAAACTTTCTTTAGAATACCAAATGAGATACCTGACTTGTCTGCTTTCTTTCTTAATGCAGCCATTTCATCAAGTAATTCTTCATCTAACTCTTCGTTAGTTCTTTTTAATACTTTTTCTACATCTGGATGTTTTGATAAACCTTTTGCAAGTTTCTCAATAGCTTTAACTGCACCTGAATAGTTACCTTGTTTGTAACGTGGGTCGTTTGCAATACCATATGCTTGTTTAATTTGTTGTGTAGTAAACTCTTCTAGTTCCCAAACTTCTTTCATGTCTGCCTCTTCTGATTTAGGGACACAATTTGGTACTCTTTTACCACCTTTCATTTTCCAACCGACTTGTTTATGGGAATCCCAACACGCCTCGTATTGTACTTCTTTCTTGCCTTCTCTCACTTGTGTGATAGTAGCTGCCATATCACCTGTTGCAAGTGACACTTTACCACCTCTTTTGTACAGGTAGTATTTTGACATATTCGGTTTGCCGTCTATGTGCATTGTAATTTTATCTACGTTATATTTGGCACTTCTACTTTTAGATTTAACTCTAAATTTATTAACTGTAGTACCTGACATAACTGAATTGTAAGTAAGTGTGATTGTATCACCTTTTTTCATACTATCAAATTTAGAAGTTGAGATTTCTGCACCTTCAAAAATAACACTTTCTTCCGTGAATTTAACTGGTGCTGATATAGTTGCTTGTGACTTTGGGTCTAATACAACCATTCTCTCTTGTCCTGGTGTTGCGTTTTTAAAGTCTTTACTGACTTGTTTAAAATTCTTTTTAGAAATACTTACAGTTTTACCGTCATACTTGTAATCTCTACCTTGTAATACTGCTTCATCAACCTTTTCTTTTTCTTTTTCTGCTTTGTCTCTAAGGTGTTTTTGTGCAACACCAATTGTTAATAAAGGTTCGCCAGTTTCAGGATTAACTTGTTTCTTTGTTAACTTGTCAACTGATTTTGCCTTTTCAGTTTCCATTTTCTTTTTAAGTAATTCTACTTCAGCCTGTTTCTTAGCAACATCTTCTTTTGCTTTGTCTTTATCGTCACCTTCTTTTTCTGTAACTGCTGTTTTATCCTTTTTAACTATTTCTGGTTTTTTATCCATAACAGTACCAACTGGTTCTTCCGTTGCTTCGTTAGTTAGTTGTTTCAACTTCGCAGCTGTCCAACCTTTTTGAATTAAACGTGAAGACGCCATTGATGATATAAAAGGAATGTTTGCCTTGTATAATTGTGGCAATGCACTATCAGGTATCTTATTAAAAATTTGTCTTAATTTGTTTGCACTTGCAAGTGAAATTCTTTTGTCTGCTAGACCAGCATATTGTTGTGCAAGAGCGTCAATTTGTTGTTGTGAAAATGCTTCACCTAAAACTTCTTCTAACTCTTCACCTAAAATATCTTTAACTGTTTTTACATTTACACCTAATGTTTTAGCAATTTCTTCATGTGATTTACCTGCCTGGTCCATAGTGTAAATATCTTTCATTCGGCCTTCTGTAATTTCAAACTCTTCTTTTGCTAATTGTGATATGAATTGAATACCAGCTTGGGAAACGGCAGCTTTGGTTGGATTATCCATGTTCGCTATCATCTTTTTAACAGCAGGAGTTACGTCTGACATTTTTTTATTTGCCCAAACTTTTTTTAAATTCTCTAATTGCTTATCTGTGATAGCACCACGTATATCTCCGACATACATTTCAGCCATGGCTTCTGACATTGTTTTTCTATATCTACTCATTTGTTTCCCTTATTTCTAAAATTAATCTTCCATTACCTCTAAATATTCTGTGAAAAGTCTCCTTTTCAATCTTAAATTTATCGCCTACTTTCATAACAAATGGTAAATCGTTATCAAACTGAAACTTCCAATCTACACCAGATATAATTTTTATATATCTAGTCATCTTATCACGGTGCCAAACTAACTCGTCTTCGCTACAGTCTTCTTGGAAGACACGTTGTATAGTTTGACCATACACTTTTTGAGTGTACGGTGCCATTACCAATAAAAGTTTCCACCACCTGACATGCCTAAACTTTTAGCATATCGTGGCAAGTTACACGCCCAATAAGCGGCGCTTGTTTTATCCTTTTGAGTAGAACATTTATGTCTAGCTGCAAAGGACTTTCTTGCCTCTGGATTTTTCAATTTAACTGATAATCCAGTTGTATCTCCCCAAGTGACTTTCTTTATCTTGTCGCCATCTTTGACAAATACATAAAACTTTTTAGGTCCACCTCTCTTTGGTTTATTCAAAGGTGGATTCTTCTCATCTTCTTCTTGTATTGGACAATCTAATGGTACTTTCATACCATCATATTCTGCAAACTCTCCAATGTCTGTTTCTAATAAGGTCTTGTCCCAATCTGATAATTCAGTTAACAATCCCTCACTATACAGTTCTCTTGCCTCTCTAAACAAGGCATAAAACTCATTACTGTGAACACGATATATGTTCTCAGATAGTGGTATATTATTTTCAATATGATAGTGTACAGACTTACTTAATTTGTCTGCATAATCACCAAAACTAATTAACATTATAAGTTCTCCATCATTTTTTTGACCACTTCGTCTAGTTTAGTACGCCATTCTTCAGCGTAACGTTGCTTATATTTATCTATTGTGGTTGCTTCATTTGCCCATTCTTTTACATCTTCTTTATTTACATTATCTGTAGGATAACCTCTCTTTTTAGCGTCAACTGGTTTAGAATCTGGTGTTTCACCAGGTGTTATCTCTTTTGTATGGTTGGCATAATCAGCACCTATCTCATAACTCTCGTCTTTCATGTTCAACTCTTTTCGTAAAGCACCAAAGGCTTTCTTCTTCAAAGATTCAGTTAGTTTCTTCTTCACAACCGGTTCTTTAATCTCTGAAACGGCTTTAAATCCATAATCTATATTTAAATTAAACTCTCTTACGGCCGCCTCTTTGTCAGAGGATACTGGAACACAGTTCCATATCCATGCCTTGGTTAAATTGTTGTTATTTTCTAGTACGATATAGTTTGTACCTCTTCGTACCACTTTTCCTTGTATGTCTTCTGTGACATATTTGACCTTATCGCCAATGTTAAAAATCATTTCTCTAACGTATAGGTCTCTTATCTGTTGTTGTTCAAATTCTACTAGACTTGGTATTTTAGTTTCAACGTTCTCTACCTTTAACTTCATACCTTTTCTAATGTCATTGAATAGACCTTTAGCGTCATTAAAACCTGACGGAAGGCCTCTCTTAAATGAAAGCATATCGTTCTTGGCAACTGCGTCTCGCATTTTACTTGCTGACATACCTGTTGCTCCATCAGCGTCAGGATCCCTTTCGCCGGCCGATACTACTTCTATACTATTAAAGTCATACATACCATGTCTGCTTGACACACCATTATATTTCTTTAGAATAGTATCAAATTCTCTAACTCTATCTGAACCAGCAACCATCTTTAAATTAGTATAACCTTTTTTGTAAAGTAGTGTTGCAATGTCCAGAACCATGTTAGTCTGGTTTATTTCTATGTTTCTCGCATGTGACGGAAACATCTTTTTCATGTATTCTAATTTCTTTCTAGGCGATAGTGGATTCTTTTTAGGGTCTTCACTTCTGCTTAGATATACTTTATAATCCCCTTGTGAAACCTGTTTAATCTTATTGATTAACTTCTCATGTCCCATTGTAGGTGGATTGAACCGGCCGAAGGCAAACGTTATAGATTTGCCAACGGCCTCGTTCTTTAGACTATCAATTTCAGCGTCTGTTACTTCGCCGTCATCTAATATTGCTTTACACTTTTTGTAAAACTTTAAGTAGTGGTATTTTTCAAGTAACTTATACACGACATTTTTAGGGAGTCTATTTTTTATTCCAAATGTTTTTATTTCATCTGGTGTCATGTCCTTATCAAACGCAGCTCGTCTCTCTGCGTCTACCACATCTCCGATATCTTTAATTCGTTCTAAATCTCCTTCAATCTCTTCTAATTTTGAATTGATTTTGTCTTGTAGATTTAGAATTTCATTTGGTTTCAGTTCTTTTAATTCGTCATAATCTATGATATCTCTTTTCAGTTCACCTTTTTCCATATCAAACTGTTGTACTTTTTTCTGAAAACCTTTCAAGTATAGTTCCATATCAAATGTAAAGTCTTCAGGTCTTTTAACAAACTTATTTGTTTCCATATCAAAGACGGCATCGGCCTTCTTTTCTTGGTCATCATACGCTTGTTTATCCGTTAGAAAGTAATAGTTAATAGGGTGTTTTGTACCTGGTATTAACTTACCTTGGATATTATCGGGGTTTGAAGCCGACAAATATTTTTTAGACAGTCTTGTTCTTTCTTCTTCTTGTTTATCTTCTGGTACATCAAACAATACATTAATATCTAAATCTGCGTCTGCTCTGTACCTGTGTGTAAGAATAGAACCAATTAAACCTGTTTTAATAATAGGATAATCTGTCTCAAATTCTTTTAGTTGTATATCAATCTGTCTTTTAACAGATGGTTTGATAACTGGATTGTCTGTATTTGCGTCATCAAATACTGCTGGTGCATATGTTCTTCTAGGTATGTCTATAATACTTTCTTTGAAAGTCTTAGTCATATTCAATTTAGGTAAAATCTGTTTTGCTAATTTTACACCTGCTTCATGGTCTGACGGATAATGCCAACCAGCCGCAACTCTACCCATACCACATTGGTCGGCAGCTCTAATTAATCCTTCTTTATGTTCAGGATATTTTTTACAATAGTATTCTGCAATCAACCTTGATTGTAAACTGTGACCTGATGGATATGCTGGCGACTTCATACTATCACTCTTTAAAGGCATAAAGTTAAACTTCATTTTCATTGCCTCTGCAAGTTGATATGGTCTTGGTCTTTCAAACGTATTCTTATAGTATCTTACTATACCAGAACCAGTGTCAGCAATCTTGTCTATATCAGACTCATTATATTCTAATTTGTTTTCTTTTAAATACTCTTTAATTGCAAAACCAACCTGTTGGTCATGGTCTTTAACTGACTTTTCCATTTCAGCAGTTCTATTACTGAAAATGTTTTGCATTTCTTTTAACTCATCATAGGTTTTATCACTACCATTTGATGATGGTTTTGCTATAGACAAGTTTTTATAATCACCAGAAAAATGAGAAACAGGTTTCTCTTCTATCTTAGCGTGTTTTATATTTTCTAAATCTATAAAGTCTTTAAATTTCATCTTCTTCTTGCTTTTCTTTCTGAAGCCATCCATCTTTTTGCTGTGTATGACTTGATTGGTGTATTAACTAATTGTCTAACTACTTTAGTAACTTTGTTAATTGTAGTTGTAACCAATTCTTTATCAGAAGTATTGTTGTCTATAATAACCATGTTTGACATACCAAATAAGTTTTGAAATTTACCAATATTTGATTGTACTGCTTCCCATGATTTCTTTGTGATGTATTCTGGTACACTTCTTTCTCTTTGTGCGTTTCTTTCTAACGCCACCTCTAGTGAAGTGTTAACAAATATCATTGAACAATCGTAACCTAAATGTTGTAACATTCTCATCTGTGCCGATATTTTATTAAAGTCTCTACCTGTACCGTCAATAACTAAACCTAATCTACCTTGAATAGATAAGTCCATCATTGATGATGTGGTTGCCTTTGCTCTGACACGTATCATATCTCTTGCCTCTTCTTCACTATCAGGCATTTTAAGAGATAGACCTGCCTTTTTAATAGAACGTTCAAAAGCTGCGTCTGAATTAATAACTCTAAGACCAGTACCACCAAATGCATTTCTAGTAACAAATGTTTTACCTGAACCTGGACCACCTGCTAAAAAGAATGCCTTGAATATACCTTGGTCGTATAGGCCTTCTTTTAGTTCCTGAAATCTTATGTCGTCAAACTTTTTCATATCTTTAAAACTGTTACCTTTTTAATTATCTCTTTTGCTATGGCTTCAGGTGTACTACCCTCTGCTTTAATTTTAATAATTTCTTCTTTGTAATACTGTAATAATGGTGCTGTTTCTCTATGATAAACCTTTAATCTATTCTTAATAATTTCTGGTTTGTCATCTGCTCTACCTCTTGCCGTCAATCTTTTAACAACCTCTTCCTCTGACACGTCAAGGTAAACAACATAATCATATTCAATACCTTTTTCTTCCATTGCCTTTGCTTGTTCTACGTTTCTAGGAAAACCATCAAATACATAACCTTTCTGAGCGTCTGGTTTTGTCATTCTTTCCTTAACAGCATTGATAACAATAGGCGTAGGTGCAAACTCACCTTTTGCCAATAATTCTTTTACTTTTTTACCGTCTGGTGTATTTTGTTTTGCTAGGTCTCTCATCATATCACCAGTGTAAATGTGTGCAATGCCTAATTCTTTCTTCATCAACTCTGAATAAGTTGACTTACCTGAACCTGGTCCACCAATCATAATGATTTTAGGTCCGTTGATTGCTTCAAAGAAAAATTGTTTAAACGTTTGCATTAATTCCACCCTTTTGGCATAATAAAGTTTTGCCTACTAAATTCTAATCTATCTACAAGTTTAACTGCACCTGCAACTCTATCAACAGCAACATATCCCTCTGGTGCCGTTACTTTAAATCCTTTACCGTCACGTAAGAAGTGACCAATCTGTTGTATCTGTGCCAACTTATGTACTAATGTGTTCTTCGCAATAGCTAATGTCATATGACTTGCAATTGCAAAATATAAAGCACTTCTATTTCTATCAATAAATTTTAGACCATCTTCTTTTGCTTTAATATATGGTGCTTTACCTCTATCAGTTTTCTTTGAATCTATTTCTGCTTGTAACATATTTTCAAAGTATGTTCTAAACTGGTCTTGTAGATTTTTAACTTTACCTAAATCACCTGTAGTATTTCTAAGCGTAAAGTTAAAGAATGTTTTTAATTTGTAACCAACTGATAATGCGTCTTGTGAAGACTTTGACATTTCATTTAAAACAGGAGCAGCTTTAGATAAACTACCTTGTGCCATTCTTATCTGTGCGTCAAACTTAGCAAGTTCACTTTTATTAAATGTAACTGAACCAGATTTATCTTGGTAACCTGCACTTGCAAGCCAGATATTTGTACCACCACTACCTTTAATTGTACCAAAACCAGCAGTTAAACTTTTCATATCTTTACCAGAGTATGAAGTGTGGAATACAATACCCATTTTAGCTCTGTTGATTTGTTTGGCAAGGTCACTGTCTGCCGGAACGGCATATGTAATTGTGTTAGGTGTAAACGATAACATCTTTTCACCGTTGATGGCCATAACTTTAGTATCGCCTTGTGTGAACAATAAATCACCTTGTAAAATACCTTTAATAGGTAACTTACTTAAATATCTTAAACATATTTCTAATTTTTGTGCAACAACACCACCATGATTTCGTCTAATGTCACCTGTTGTGTAATTGATTTTAGGAGTTTTGTTGAATACTGATTTAGTACCCACAAAGAATTTACCATTTTCTGGATTTGTGCCACATATAATGGCAGGAGCACCGTCCCATTTGACGGTCATATTGACTTTACCACCGACATTACCTGCTAGCATGTTTCTAGTTGACACTAGAAAGTTTATAGCGTTCTCACCACCTTTAGCACCTCGGTTGATGATATCATCTTCCAGGTGTTCTAAGTGTGTGTTCTTGTCCTGTGTAAAAAAACCTTTAAAACTAAACATTTATTTCTCTCATTTTTGTCCATTATACTATAAAAAATAGGCTTTGTCAAGCCTTCCAATCAATCCATTAACAAAATACTACTAATATTTAGGCGTCCTACTTCTCTAAACCGTTATATTTTACGGCCAGATTGAAAAATTGCCCTAATTTGTGTTGTACACCAACCTTATTTGTACGTACTGACATTTTCATTTCACCTATTACCTTTGTACCCTCGTATAAACATATATTAAAATTCTGTTTAGATGATGTACTTGGTTTTGCTTGAACGTTAGTTACTGTTGCAAGTAAAACACTTAATTGGTTACCGTCTTTTACCTCTTCATACTGGTCACCTACTGCTTTGATAATCATAACAGGCACATCTGACATTTTTAATATCTCTGTTCTACACCACTTACGAAACTTATTAATATCTTTTGTTAGTGAATAACCTAAAGCATTTCTGATAATGGCAAGACCTGTATCATATAGTCTTTCGTAATCTTGTGGAAAATTTCTTTCGTATTGTTCTAATACATCTAATGTTGCACCTCTATTAGCACCATCATAACTGTTTGTTGGTACATTTGGTATTTTAGAATACACATTTTTATATAATGTATCTCTGAGTCTTTGTAATTGACTACTACTGTCACCAAACATATAAGAATATATTGGATTGATATATGTATTTAAAAGTGGTTCTGCTGATGAGGCAGTACCAGCTTTCAAACTTACACCTAATAATTTATTAGGATAAAATTCAATTACTATATCAGCCGGAGAGTTAGCAGGAACACCTTGTGGTTTCTTACGATAAGTCCACCAAACATTCTTAACTCTTTGTTTTCTAGCAATATCATGTAAGAATTTATTAATTGCCATTGCATTGGTCATCTTCAAAGAATATAAAGATGAATTTGGAAATGCCTCAATAAAATCTGAACCTGATTTGACCTCTGTACTAGATAGATAACATTTTTGTTTTGCTTGATTTAATGATACAATCTTTTCATACAATCTATCTACATTTTTTTCTTCTATCTTATTAAGATACATCAAACAAGGTACAAGTTCAGTAATCGTGGCATTCAAGGTAGTTTCTGTCATACCACCACTTTTTGGTTTGTAAACAAAACGATAACCTTGTGGACCTAATGCAAACTCGGTAATATCTTCGGAAGATATAGAAGTCTTATATTGTCTATAAGGTATCTTATCTTTCTTTAATGCGTTTTGTACCTTTTGGCGACTAGTAGGTCTGTCGTTTGTCTGTAGATAAAATACTTTATGTGTCTTTGTGGACTTTTTAGCTTGCTCTACTAAAACAGACGTACTCTTGGCAGCCAGTTGTTCTAGGTATACTTTTTCTTTTCCTGAAATCATGTGTTCTCCATGTACTATTTAGGTACATTTTATAACACACTTTCCGGTTATGGCAAGCTACTTTTTGATTTTACCTTCTGAAAGAAATGATGGAACACCACCGTTTACGGACCACACTAGATGTTTATTTTGAAACTTACAAAGTTTATCTGCGTCTTCTTCAAAAAAGAAAGTTTTAATAATAGTATTAGTAGGTTGTTCTATAACCTGCCATAGTATTTTTCTACCTTTTTTGGTTAACTTCTTAATGTATTTTAGTTTCTGTTCCAATCCGCCTGGTCTCCTATCACCTTTATGAAATCTTACTTTTTGTGTCTTCTTTTTTGGCATATACTATACTTTGAAGTCAGAGAATTTGTCGTATGCTTTCTCTTTCTTTTCAAATGGTGTATTTGTTTGGTTACTATCAACAATATTTTGAGCCTGTTGCCCTACATCAAACAATCTCATTTTGGCTCTGTCAACACCAATGATAAATGACCTGTTCATACTAGGGTCATTGTATCTATTCTTTAACTGCTTGACTTTCATCTGACCTAGTTGTTCTAGTTCATCATTACTAATCAAAGCAAACATGAAGTCTGCCGTTGCCGGTAGACCAAATGATTCTGACGTGTCTTCTAGTCCAATATCAGTAGAAGTAAAACCACTTCTAGTTGTCTGTGTTGCACTAAAGATAGGTACATTATGTTCAACTGCAAGACCTCTTAATTCTTCTGCAATTGCTTTAATGTAAAAATAAGATGATATATTACCACCTTTAAATCTTGCACTAGCACAGATATTTAGGTAATCTATAAACACCACATCTGGTTTAAAAGATTTCTTTAATGCTAGTTCATTGAATAATGCCTTGAAGTGACCACTATGAGCAGAAGCAGTCGGATATTCTTTGACAATTAATTTACCAATAGTCTTATCGGTAAGTTTTTTCATTCTACTATCATACATATCTTTAGGCATGACATGTAAATCTTCCATAGAAACATCAAGTAAGTTAGCGTCAATTCTTTCAGCAATTCTTTCTTCGGCCATTTCTAATGTGATGTATAATACATTTAAACCTTGTGTCAAAAATGCACTAGCACAATGACACATGAATAATGATTTACCAACGCCTGTGCCTGCTAGAGCAATGTTCAAAGTTTTACTTGGAACACCACCTTTGGTGATTCTATTCATGTAATCTAAATCAAATTGATACTTCTTTTCTTTAGTATGGTAAAATTTAAATCGGTCATCAGCGTCTTCAATGTAATCGTGACCAACAGACTTGTCAAATGAAACGGCCAATGCCTCTGATAAGATATGAGGTATTGCCTCTGGTGTTTGTTTCTTATCTTTGTTGTCTAGTATTTTAATACCAGATAACACAGCATTGTGTACTGCACGGTCTTTACAAAACTTCTCTGTAGTATCTAACAACCATTGCATATCGGATACATTTGGTTGTAGTGAAGATATATAAACTCTTAACTGTTTAAACTCTTCTTCGTTAATATCTTTTTTAGAATTAAGTTCAATATTAATGGCGTCTTTTGTAGGGAGATTATTATACTTCTCAACAAAATTAAATATCTCTTCAAATAAAATTGCTTCAGTTCTATTGCTGAAGTAATCAACTTTAATGAAAGGTAATACCTTACGTGTATATTCTTCATTAAAGAAAAGGTTTTCTAATACTGTTTGTTCTATTCTACTCACGGATTGCTGTACCACTTTTAATTTGTTCCTCTAATACTTCTAATAAAATATCACCAATATAATCTATAAACTCTTTGTTGTCAAGCAAATCTAAATCATTTGGATTTCTTCTGATAGTATAGTCAAACTTCATGGGAAGTTTACCATCAGGCTTCTCTTCTGATTCAGGTGCAAAGGCAACTCTACCATAGTTGTAGATTACGTCTTTGTATTTACCTTCAAGGATTTTGACGCAAGAAAACTCTTCGCCCTCCTTTTGTGCAAATGTAAAACGTTTAGTCTTCGTCTTGTCCGTAACTAAATTTTCGTTTTGCTTGTTCATCAATCTTATCTAATACCTCTTTTGTAAAATACTTCTCGGGGTCATCATTGATATTCTTACCAAATACTTTTGTACCATCTGGCATTTCATATCTTGTTGACACCTTTTTAAATACACCTGCTTCTTCAGCAAGTTCAATTAAACCATAGTGTTTGTCAAGACCTCTCTTGTAGGTTAGTTTGACATCTATTTGTGCATTTTCTTTTGTTAATCGTGACTTGAAGTTTTTACAACGAATGATATTACCTACTACTTCGGTACCGTCTTTCTCTTTACGTTTACCTAGATAGATAATTGATGAGGCTGCATATTTAAGGCCTGAACCACCACCCATTTCTTTTTGTGGAAACATAGAACCAATTACATCATAGGTGTGATTGGTCATTATCATAGGAATATTTGCTTTACCAAGTTTAAGTGTCAATACTCTAAAAGTAGATTTAACAATCTGACTTCTAGTCATATCTCTTGTCTCTTTACCAGAGGCAGTATCTTCCATTTCTTTTGTAGTAGATAACATACCTAAACTGTCAAGGACAAACATCAAAGGTTGTCTCTTGTCTTCTGGTTGTTCCAAATATTTGTCAACAATCTTAATTGATTGACTTCTAAAATCTTGTACTGTGGCAACTGGCACTACTACTGTTCTACTAGAATCAATACCTCTATCTTCAATCATTTCTTTTGAGATTGCACTCTCTGATTCAAAGTAGATTACACCTGCGTCTTTGTTTGATTCTAAAAATGATTTGCATATACCTAATGCAAAGAATGTTTTACCTGTTGCGGCTTCACCAGCGATAGCAGTAATCTTATTACCTGGCATACCACCGTATATAGAACCAGAAAGTAAGGCGTTGAAAGCATAACTTCCTGTATCTACGAAACTAGTAACGTCAGCACCGTCAACACCATCACTAACAAGTGTGGCGTATTCATTACCTGTCTCTTTAATTATATCTTTTAAAAAATTGCTCATATTATCTCCGTTTCATTGTTACTAATATACCATAGTTCATCATAAAAGTCAAGCGTAGGTCATCTGATAATATCAATGTTACTATCTGCTGACCATATTTCTAGGTCTTTTCTTAAACGACCATCCTTATTTAGATTATCAAATCTTTTGGTTGCCATTTTTCTCCACCATTCTATGATTTCTTTTTCATTGTATCTGTCATAGTTTGGTGCCTTTACTATATCTTGTGTTTTACCATTTACAATATCTACAAAGTTTTCTATACCATAATTACTTGCATAATATCTCTTCTGTTCGGTAAGGTTTTTAGCATTTGCAATCGTAAGTTTAAAGTTATCTAACTCTGTACCATCCAAGGCCTTCTTTACAAGACCAATAATACCTGTAGTCATTTTAAGTTTACGGCTTGAGGCACCTTCAGGAACCAATTCGCCTTTACCAATAATATTCTCAACATATTTTACCATGTCAAGGTATGGTTTACCATGTAACATAGGAATAAAATCTGACATTGTATTACCTTTGTATCTTAAAAATGGTTTCATGCCGTCATACATTGAGGCACCTTTTGTTTTACCATACAAAGATGTAGTTTCAAATAATACCAAG